ATTTTTCAACAGTAGCATTTTTGACTAAGAAATTAACCCAAGCTTTCCAAGGCTTGTACCCGTACTTGAACCTAGCAACGAAGGCAGGCTTGTTCATACCTTTCCATGAAGCATGTGCGTCAGGATGGACATCAAGCATTTTACGAGATCCATTAAAATCTCCACGATACATCAAGTACATACCGTCCCAAGTAAAATCTTCTTTGTTAAATTTAGTAGCCATAATTAATTCCTTTCCTTATTGTTTAATATAGTATATTATAAACTATATCATAAAGAATGTCAATGGTTTTATGAAAGTATTTTCATTTATTTTCATATAACTGACATTCTACGGAGAATAGGCATCATAACGTCAGAATATTTCTCCATAAAGGCAATAGGATGCGGTTTACTGACGAAGTCAATTACATCTTCAATATTCATTGATAAAAGAAGATCTTCATCAGCTCCTATCTCCGAGCAGTATGTGACAGCAAAGATCCAATCTTTGAAATCATGACCATAATATTCCTGAGATTCTTTTCTTTCAGCAAGATCTGGAGAATTGACCCAGATACGATATCCGTTAGTCTCAAAAGATGGTAACTCATCGTTACCCCATGATGTGTCTTCCCACTCAGCAGGAATGTCGTAACCGCTTGTGTATTGATCCCAAGTAATAGTTTCCATTACGCTACCTCCTGAAAGCCGAAGCTATCAACCATATGAATTTTTCCTGTAGAAGTATCTTCGATAAGATCTCCGACAGAAGTAGAATGACCTCTCATTAATCTCTTAACAGATTCGTCTTCTTCCCACAAGTTAGTGATTCTAAATACATCATCAAGGCTATCAGCAACAACCGTGTAAGTATCAGTGAAGTATTTAAGATCTTCTGATTTGAAACCTGCCTTTCTTAAACCATGCGTATAGTCCATCTTGACTCTCCAATGATTAGACTCAGCAATTGCTCCATCCCATCCTTTTTGGTTAGGCAGTTCACGTTCTTCCTGTGGAATGGCAACTTGTTTAACGATATAGGTATTTTTCATATTTGATCCATTTGTTTAATTTATAGTACTATTATATACACTATCACAAAGAATGTCAATAGTTTTTATGAAAATAAACTAAATTATTTAGATCTTAAAGTTATATGGATATAACTAAAATGAATAAGGAATGAAATCGGCCGTTTAAGACCGATCCCATGATTTTGTAAGCATTGATTGTGCGTGACTTATTAGGATTGGGTTTGCTTTGATTAAAACATCTAATAAGTACTGCTTTTCGTGTTTGTAAGCTTTATGGAAGAACTTAGGATCGTGAGGTATAATGGTTTCGCTGTTATGTATTAAATCAGCAACCTTTATAGTCTGACTTTCCGCAGGTCCCATCGCAAAATGATCTGCATCCATCTTCTTACGGAATTTACGATTCCCATCAGATTGCTCTGAAACGTTAGTACAATAATGAACATACTCTGCTACTGTAGATCCAAAGAATTCTCTGATCTCTCGAAAGGTAACAGGAGTGTCTTCAACGACATCATGTAATAATGCAGCGGCAACCATTTCTGGTGTATGATCAGGAATAGTTTCAATTATCTTTGAAACTCCAATAGGATGTGTGGAGTATGGTTCTCCAGTGTATTTTCTTCGTTGTCCTTCATGCGCTCGAATCGCTAACATAAGGGCTTCTTGTATTAATTGAGTATCTTTCATATTAGACCATTATAACAAAGTTTGTGTTAAATGTCAACCATTATTTTCGGTTCGTAAAATAGACCATGAACTCAGCAGGAAGTACTGAAAAGTCTTCGCTCTGAATATATTCATCATTCCATATTGCTTCGCCAATAAATTCGTGTTGGTATTTTACCTTTCCTTCCACTTGATACTGTTTAAGGAACTCATCTCTAAATTTTGTAATATCAGAAGGACCTGACGTTGAATGACGGCGATGTACCTCTACTGCGATATGACCTACGTTCTCATAAATCCAATCAAAGTTTTCTTTAGTAAAGATATCGTATTCTCCACCTTCACAATCTACTTTAAGGTAATCAATCTTTTTTATATCGTAATGTTCAATGAATTCTTTAAACTTGAGAGGTTTGAACTCACCAGCTTTATCTGAATTATAGACGTGTTGAATCATATGTGTATTATTCATAATAGCAGCATGACATGGAACCACTGGTGATTCCTTTGCATTAATAACATATGGGTTTGTATTTTTGATTGCGGTTTCTAACAGTTCACGATTAGGTTCAATCATATAGACTTTGCTTGCACCAGAATCGAGAGCAAGACAACTGAACATACCTACGCAAGTACCGACATCAACAACTACATCACCTGCTTGTACTTGATCCCACCATTCATAATCTTTATTAAAAAAGAATTCTCTTCGCATGTTTGAAATATGGTCTATGTCTAATGAGCCCATGTCCATATTAATATTGAGGCTGTTGTGATTCATAATGTATCCTATTAATGTATTAGTTGACTACCTTCTGCAACCAAGCCATCTATCATATCGTAAGTTTGGTCGCCGAAGCCTGCTTTAATCAGGTCAACGACGGTTGGGAATTCTGTTTCTGTATCGACTTCACCAAGATTTAAGTTCTTTTGTTTTCTCGGTGGAAACATATCGTTTATATAATGGGATGCGGCAACGTCTGTTTTAAACGAAGCACAATTAGTTAAACCAAAAGGATTATTAGCCGCAAAGCAAGCATAGACTCTACCATCATCTTCCATGCCTAGATCATAACCATTATATGTCCCTAAGAACACACCCATGTTATCATCAAATATTATGAACCGTCTTTTCTTTTTCATACATCTCTTTATAAGTTTCACGAACTGCTCTAAAGTGGTCAACGTATACTGTGGTATCAAACTCAAACACTTGAGGTTCATTACCATCAACGCCAATAAAGATCACGCCTTTCTTAACAGGTATACCAGTCATTTCTTCAAATGCAAAAGCATAAAAGGAAACTTGCATATAATAATTCAAAATCCATTCTTCTTTCTTTGGCTTCCTTGATGTCTTAAAATCAACAACCGCAAGTTCACCATCCCATTCAGCAATAGCGTCAACTTGACCTGCTGTTTGGAGCTCATTTGAATATAAGAAACACTCTTGGTACCAGATATTATTTATACGTTCATCTAGAATAGGTTTCATTGTATTAAACAGATGAACATTAGAAGGCATATGCTTCATTGCATATTTAGGATCATTATCCAAATAGTCTTCACAAAGTTTATGAACTGCGGTACCACGGCGGGATGCCTGTGTTGAAATTTTGTTAGCTTCTACATGACCTACACGATCACGCCACTTTTGGAGATCCTCTTTACCGAGAATACCTAAAACTGTTGTAACTGAAGGATAGCCTTTACCTGACGGAGTTTGGTATATACGTTTACCGTCAACTGCAGCTCTTGTGAGTTTCTCGAGGACTGGTGCCTCTGAATTGTGTTCAAATAATTTCATAATATAATTTCCAATAAGTTGAGTAGAAAAGGTGGCCTTTCGACCACCCTTTCGATTTAAGCCACCATACGAGGCTTGAGAGCGGTTGTCTCCTTTGCTATGATATATTCTTTAACTAAACCACTTCTTACGATATCTTCAATTCCAAATTGAACTACCTTAAAAGAATCGGTCATGCGTGATAGGACCTTGAGAAAATCTTCGAGTCCTGATGTGTCATGTTTGTGTCTAGTTCCAGCAAGATCATCCTGAGCAGTATCACCACAGAATATGATTCTTGACGAATCGCCAACTCGAGTAATGATACTATCGAGTTCATGATAAGTCATACTTTGACATTCATCTACAATAATAATAGAATTATCAAACGTTAAACCTCTAACGAACGATGATGTCATAAATTTGACTGAAGACTTTTGAGATAAGATACTCCATGCGTCTCCTCGGCCAAATAAATCGTTTACTATATCAGCATAAGGTAAAGCATATACTGCTTCTTTCTGCTGCAGAGTTCCAGGCATAAAACCTTGTTCTCTTGTTTGGACTGCGGAACGAACAATAATAACTTGATGGTAATCATCATTACTTAGTATATCACATAAGCCTAGATAAAGACCACACATTGTTTTTCCTGTTCCTGCCGTACCAATTGCAGCAATATTATACCCAGCGTTGTAACTATCGAAAAATTCACCTTGGGTATCCGTTAAGGGACGAATCTGATTCATACTGAATTTAGTATCCATTCTTGAACCTTCTTTTTCCCTTCTCGACAATTTTTTATCCTTAGATGATATACGACGTGCTCTTGACATAAAACCTCCTTTGCATCAACAGATGTAGGGAGCAATTAGAATTACTTCCAATCGTTGATTTTGTTTCCAGTGTATGATTTGTTTTGTTTCATTGATGTAAGTAAATCACGAAAACCTTGTTCGGGTTTCATCCTTCCAAGGCGCGCGGACTCAATCACGGGACGTCCGCTAAGAATAACAGATTTTAAATGAGGGTTGTCTTTTCTGAACTGGTCTATTACGGACATCGACATGAATTTCTCGATTCGCTCACCAGTAGTAGTATCTTCAAAGGTATATGTAGGCATTAGTATCCAATCTTATATTCCATAGTAGTATTTATACGATCATCTCGTAGATTTCTTTCCAATTTTTAACTTTTGTTAAATTATTATTTTCGTAATCAACATTGTGACCGTGTTCGATAAGTACTGATCTCAAACCCATATCAATACCGCATTCAGCATTGTGAGGTTTATCTTCAACCCAAATACATCCGCTATCTTTATAAGGTAATAGACCTTCGTCTTTATCAGCTCCACAGTCTAAACAGATTAGTTCTTCAAACACACCTTTACCAAATAATCTTTCAAGATTTTCCATTCTTGCTTTCTTGGCGTATTCATCTGTTGATAACGAAGTGATACAGTGGAATATGTATCCTTCAGCGTGTAACATTTTAACGTATTTGATGGCGTCTCTAAACCCAGGTAGGAATCCAATCCTAGCCGATTCATTAAACTGTCTAACAAGCATTCTTGCTTCAGATTTTGTAATATGAAAAGTAGTGGCAACGTTATAAACGCCTTCTTCCATTACTTCAAGTCCATTACTTTCTTCCATCCACTTATAGAAGGAGTATCCCCAATCAAGGAGAACACCATCACAATCTACAAGGATTAGTTTATCTTTTCTGTGGTCCATATTATTCCTGTTCTTTATTAATTTATAGTACCATTATACAACAGTTCTTTATGAATGTCAACAAGTTTATGTTATAAATTTGTGTTTCTCTGACAATTTGACCTTCCTTTCAGAAGATCGTCTTGTTTTCTTTTCTCGTTCTTTTTGTTTAAACTCTTTCTTGGGATCTTCCCAATCTATAGAAGAGGCGGTTTGTTTGGTCCGCTTAGCCATGGTAGTCTACCTTACTTAAAGTTTAGAGGGTCTGTAAATATTGTTGGAAATGCAGACTCAACAGTTTTCTTTGTTAAGCCCTTGATTGGAGTATGAGATATCATATTCTCTGATAACAGCTTTGAATCAGAAGGATGCATATCTTCGAGTAATTGAATAAACAAAGATTCTCTCCTTTCCTTTCGCAGGTTATCATAGCCACCACCTTTAAAGAATATTCTTAAACGTCTTGCTTCTCTATATAACATAGTATCAAGGTCAACGAGATCGTTCTCTTTATATGGGGGTGGAGAATCAGGTAACAAAAATTCGATCGTATCATCATAGATTAAACGAAGTACTTGTTTTAATGGTACGGTTTCAAATTCTTGTAGTCTTGCGACCTTTGCCTTTGTACTCTTTTCTTTTGCTGCATCAATTAAGATGTTTCCTATTGCGTCTTTTATTTTCATAATTTAAAAATCCTGTAAATCACCAATAAGGTTCTTTAGTTTTTTCTTAACGAAGTAGTTGAACAAATGCGATCTTCCAACTTCTTCTTGGTTATTATACTCTTCGAGAATTTGATCTTGATATTCTTGAGGAATCATAGTTAGGTCAATCATTTGTTTATTACGATTAAACCTTAGTTTTGTTTCTTCATCCATTGCGTCTGGATCTTTACTATACAATTCAATACGCTTTTTAGTCATTGGCTTCTGTCTTTCACCAACAGCCAAACAGTTATCAGGAGAAAGGATATTTGGAACACCATCACCAGTATCACCACGAAGAACGTGTTCAGTTATATATTGCTGAGGATTTGCATGTCTTACCCATTTCTTTAGAACAGGATTGTATTGGTCAACATTTGCGAATCGTTGTAATTGAATGAAATCCTTATCTCCTGATAGAACAAGAATCTTTTCAGAACCATTATTCAATTCAGTACCATGTTCCATACAAAGAGTAGCGATAATATCATCAGCTTCACAACGACTAACATATACTACCTTGTAAGGAAAGAACTCTTCAATTTCTTTGCGGATCTGGTGAATAACATCAAACAGCGCATTCCAATCAAGGTCTGATTGGTCACGATTCTTTTTACGGTTTGCTTTATAGTACGGATAGAAATCTTTTCTCCATACGTTTGTGTTATCAGCACAGATCACAATTTCACCATATTCTTTCGAAAAC